CTGATTTTTTGATATGGTGCTGCTCAACTAATTGCATTATTCTGATTCTAATAATTTTATAAGCTTTTCAGTATTGCGCTTTGTCCTTCTTTGCCCGTATAATCTTGATGTGAATGATGTAATTATTGAAACGAAATCCTGAACCAAATCTTCTTTTTCATCAGTAACAGGATTTACAATTTCGATTTCCCTGCCTTGCATTTTCAGTAGCTTATCAATATAATTGATACCAAACCTTGCAAGTCTATCAGAATGCTCAACAACGATAATATCAATTGAAGCGTCAATAATCAATGCTTCTAACTTAGGTCGCTTATCATTAAGACCGCTTCCGATTTCTTTAACAATCTTACTTACTTTGTAGCCCTTAGCATTGCAATAGCTGACCATTCTATCAGCTTGTCTATCTAAGTTGTCCTTGTTTTCACTGCTTGATACACGTGTATAAATTGCAACTGTTTTTTCTTTTTTGACTTCGATAGAATCTTCGATAATCAAAATTCTGCCAGTAGCAGTTTTTTCTATCTTCAAATCACCACGTCTAATCCAATTCCAAACAGTTCGCATTGTAACGCCGTGCATCTTAGCGTACTTTGATATTTTGTATTTCATCGTACAAATATAACAATTTTCTTTGTTATTTCACTATTTTTCTATACTTTTATAAAAAGTATTCGATACCCGATAATGCTTCAAACCAATTTTTAAGCTTTGGCAAATATCCCGATGAAATGGTGTAAAGGTCAAATTCTTTTCTAAGGAGATATTCAAGCGATTCCGAATAATAAGAATCTCTATGTCCGGTGGTGATGTTGTGGAACTTGGTAGGGTAAAGTATCAAGGTGGTGCCGCCGTCCGTAATTCTCATAGTTCGATGGTTAATTACCTTGACGGTCAAGCCCAATTCATTTTCGATAAATTCCTTTCTTTTCAAGTCCACTAACTCCATTTCATAGAGCTTCATTTGCTATGGAGCTTGATTATTTTGTTAATTTCCTGCACCAATAGGTCATGTTCTTTTCGACCTTCCTTGGATGAATATGGCTTGTATCCACCCTGTCCCCAATCGCTGAAAATCCTTGTCGGTACATGGCCGTTTTTCAAGCAATCGGCACAATATTTCATCATGCTTGCGTCGGGTGAATTATATTTCTCATCTTCGCTATCGTATTCCGGTCGGACACAGGCGTATTTTTCCAAGAACTTATAAATCCTGTCCGATAGCTCGACATAGTTCATTGGCAGGGTATTTTCAAAACATTCTACCTTGATAGCGGTACCGATATTTCGGATGTCCGAAAGGCTAAGGTCTTTATGCCAAAGGTGCGGTCTGAAAAAAGCCGCTATTTTGTTAATCAAAAAATTGCGCTCCATTTCATCTTTGGCATCCTGTTCGGATAAGAACAGCTTGTGACCGCCTCCGAACTCTGATACGCACACCATAGTATTGACATCGTATTTGTCGCTGCTAGCTACGCGTGAATTATCTCGCTTGATGTAGAAGTTAATATGACCTGCGCGGACAACTTCATATTTTCTTAGCTGACCATCCCAAAGCGTTTGGCCAACGAAAATTTTATTTTGTTTCTTTTTCATTTGAATGTGGTGGTAAGTGAAAAAAAATAGGCTTTGCAAGCCTTTTGTTGTTGTTTGATAACAAAGCTATGCAAAACCTATCTAAAATTGCAATTTTTTGCAGGAATTTTTTTTTGAAGCTATCTTTCTTTCATCCACTTTCTAATGACTTCATCTTCATTTCGGAGCTTATTTTTCACAGCTAATTGCTCCTTGGTATAGTTGACATTTTCACCAAACGTCCATTTCTGACTGTGGATATTGCCCTCCCAATCACAAAGTAATATCCGTTTGACCATATATTTGAAGCAGTCTTCATCTTCGATATGCTCCAATCTTGTCCATTGCCAACGGAAAATTCTACTAAGTTCAGGATGTATCGTATCAAGTAGGAAATCTTTGTATTCTTTCCAAGTTTTGAAGTTTTCCGGTAATTTCTTGATGGAATAGACAAGGTTTTCTTTGCCATAGATAGCCGCAGTATGCACGCCCGTCAATCTATTTTCCAACTTGTCATAAGTTTCAGGTTCCAACTCCTGCAAGTCCGTAAGGCATCGAAAGGCATTTTCATGGATAAGATTGGATACTCTGAAATATCGAAGATTGCCACCTAGCATATACATCTTGTCATAGATTCGATTGTATTTGTAGCCGCCTTCGATAAGGAATTTCCAAACATCGGTATATTTCCAATCAATGATAGGATAAGCCTTGTTCGGTTCATGGGTTCGACGTAACCAAAACAGGTCACTATCTTCACCGAACATGACAAATCTCCTATCAGGGCTTTCCTCTGCTCTAAGGCCAATAATGCAGATACTTTTTCCTTTGAGCTTTTTCAGGTTTTGGGCTACCCACAAGTTGAACTTATGGAATCGCTTAGGATGCTTGCCTTCGATGGATTGTATGGCAATTGGATTCTTTTCCCTGACCCACTTTTCACCTTCACCCCAAGCCCAAAGAAATAGCTGTTGTTGGCTTGCGGCATTGGTCATAAAAATAGGAACCTGATACCACATTGGAATAACGTTCGGTTGCTGCATTACCCATTCCACTAGGTCAATTGTGCCTTGATACTCGGCTTCTTGGTCTTGAAAATAGACAATGAATTTCCGGTTGCGCTTGATAGCCTCATTGTTGATAAGGTGGAATAGGGCGGTGCTATCCTTGCCACCTGAAAATGATAGTTGGATATTGTCGTAATTGTCGAATAGGTATTCAATGCGCTTGACAGCAGCCTCCAAGACATTGACCTCGCCGTTTGCTATTGTTCTTGCCATTGATATTGAATTTTAGTGCAAATTTTGAATTTTTTAATGATGCTTGCCCCAGCTTTCAAATGAAGCGGTAGGCTCTTGTCGGTCATATTGCCCTCTATGGTCTTAATTCCAAGCGCTCGAAGGTAATTCAAGCGATGTTCATTCAATTGCCTATAGATGCCCTTGCATCGTTCTTGCTTGATGACAAAGCCGTTTTTAAGTACAGCCTTATTCTTCATCAGCATAGCCCCACAAAATCCAACCAAGACACCATCTTTGAAAAATCCAAAATAAAGATGTGTGCTATTGTTGAATACGAGGCCCGATAGCTTTGCAATATCCATGAGCGGCAATAATTCCGACTTGTTAATTACTCGAATCATAGTTCGGGTTCAATATCGCTTTCGGCTTCAACAATTTGTTTTTCGATAGAGTAAGGAACGCCCTTGATTTCAGATGCAATGCCCTTGATGCCTAAAAGCCTTTGGATTTCCTCAATGGTCATTCCAAGTTCTTTCTTGATTCTTTCCTCACTCCATCCGTCTTTGAGGACTGCAACCAAGGAGGCTTGCAATTCTACATCATGTTTGCCCCTAGCGCGGTTGTGTCGAATAGTTGAGGCCATGCGTTCGTTAATATCCTTTTTAATGACCGAAACAGGCAGCATTCCGCCCTCTCTTTCATAGATGTCTGGGTACATCAGCATGATTGTGTAGCGGTGGAATCCGTCAACAATGATGTATTCGTCTTTTTCCTCATCATAGAAGCACACAATCGGCATGGTGTAGCCGTCATTCAGGATGCTTTGATAGAGTAAATCCATTTCACGTTTTGCTACGTGGTTGGGATTGTAATTGTTCGCTCTAATTTTTTGAATTGGCACAGCGATAATGCCATATACCGGACTTACAAATTTCATGTTTTATGGTTTTTTGAGTAATTTTGAATTTTCTTGACAAGCACGCGAACAAATTCCGTGCGCTATCCACTTAGTTCCTTCAAAAATCCATCCCTTTTCCTTCATTTCATCTTCGGTGAAGATTGGGACGGTTTTGATATTGATATTGTCACCACACACGCTACAGACAGCAACAACGTGAAAGCTTTTTTCAAGCTTCTTACTTGCCTTTGGCTTAGTTGGTTCAATTGGCGATTCTGATTCCCCGAATAGATTAAGCATTATTTCCACTTTTTACCTGTCCAAAAAAAGTCGCGGGCGGTGCCTGCCCGATAAACATTTGCAATTCGTTCATCTGTAATCAAAAGGAAGCAGTAGTAATATGACTTGCTTTCAAATAAGTCTTGGTGATTGCCTGCATGGAAAACCATTACCTTACTATCCTTATTCTTTTGAAGTCCTGCATATCGGATTGGCTCGGTGAACATCCCGTCAAGATTTGTCATATCATCAGGATTCATTTCCTGACCATGCAAGGTGACGGGGCTTTTCTCTATGTAGTCGGCTTCGTTTTCATGGCCTTCTAATATAAGACCCATGCCGCCAGCCATTGAGTAAATTACTTCTTCCATAAGTTTTTTGGGTTGTTGGTTTCTTAAATGTTGTTTTCGGTTGTGGGGTTGTCTTGCATCTATCAACTTGCTTGATTATCTCTTTAGGCATTCGATAGAGGGTAACAAGTCGGGAGCCACTGAAAAGATAGACAACCTCCCCATATATTCTAATGTTGTTACAAGATTTATTGTTCAAGAAAAGATTACGAAGATATAGCTTGACAGCGCCTTTGAATTGAGTGTGCTTGAATCCAATATCTAAAGCTTTTTGAGCCATTCTTAACAAGGTTTTTTCATTCCAATTGAATCGCTCCTTAGCCCTTATGTATGCGTGTTCTACGATTTTTAATTTCATTTTTTGAGCTTTGCTTTGTTTTTCAGATGCAATTTCACCTCATTTTGTCCGTCATTACCAATTGGGGCAAAGGCTATTTCGGAGGCAATGACAGTACCAATAGCCCTAGCATCTAAGACATCTTTTACATATCCATCTTTAGCATCGGATTCTTTGCTATAAGTGGCAATATGGAAGTTGCCTTTCTCAAATAAAAAGGCATTAAGGTAGCTATTTTCCATGCTTGATGTCTTCAATTATCTTGTTAATAGCTTCGAGCTTATCCAAGGGCGCTTTGTTGATTAAGTAGGCTGCAAACTCCTTGATGTTTGTAATGATGGAATCTTTCAGGGCTTCACCTTGAAACTGTTCAGCGCTAGTGTATAGCTTCTTGTTATCGCTATTGAATGAATCTTTATACACTAATCCCGTATATTCGAGTGACTTTAAAAAGTACTCAATTATTTTACCGTTATGACTTACGTAGAAGTAACGACGGCCAATTTGATTTTGAATGTTCCTTCCAATTGATGTTACTTTAAATTCTTCACCCTTGCAGTTGTAGAGGGTTTGGCCAACTGTAATGCCATGAGGATTTGACTTGTTTTTTGCCATGATTATTTTATGTTTTTTGTTAGTCTAAAGACATCCAACACAATAATTTGAAGTTATCTACTACGATGTCGTCGATAAAAACTACTTCTTTTGTCCGTAAATTTTTAATTAAAACGTACTCCCTACGTGTATTTTTAGCAACTACCTTTTTTGTATTATCGTCAAATGTGTAAGTATCAACAATTCTATATTTTTTGACAAGTTTATATTTATCGAATATAGGTTTATGTTGTGCAAGGACTGCTTTTAGTGTATCTTGCAAACTTGCCCCGTTTCTGACAGTAGCTAGACGACCGTAATATAGATATGAAAAATAAAATGTGCTACCAATTTTAACATCTTCAAAAGAATAGCCATATCCCATGATACAAGCAGTATCAACACCGATTGATTCCAAAAAAATATCAAATGCTGATATGAAATAATCTCGTAATTGTTCACACATAACACCTTATTTTTTCCGTTTTTCATTCTGTCTAAGAATGCTCATAATTTGAAACACCAGCCACTTCTTTTTCCAAGCAAAATCCGAATCACTTTCCATTAGTGATAAGACCGTCAAGCGATAGCTGAAAAGTTCTGTACTGTCATAGTTCGGGTTGGATGGTCCAAACTTGCGATTTTTATGACATGATTCTAACAGTTGCATTTCAGCTTCATGGTCAAGATGGATGTTCGGCATGGCTATTCTTTTTCAATATCCTTTACGTCCAATTTATTGCCTTTTCGGAGCTTGGTTTTTTGCTCCTGCTTTTCTTTGGCAATGGCTTTTTTATCTCCTGTGTCAAGGCTATAGCCTCGCTTAGGGAAATTGGTGTTATTCTTTTTCATGGGTGGGATTAAATTGCTTTCAAAAAATCATTTTTAACTTCAAGGCGCTTCAATGCTTTTTCCTCAGTGCAATGAGGAAGTTCCTCGAAACCGTCCACAACTTTCACGTAGGAAGCATTGACCCAAATTACTTCGCCAGCTTCATTTTTAATGCCGATACGCTTTTTCTCGACTTTTGATACAAAGTTCATGGAATTGATAAGGCTCAAAAGGGCAGCAGCGCCAAAGCTTTTGCTTGAAACTTTGAAATCGTCATTGCCTTCCCAAAAAACAACGCCTTCAAAGCCCTTGTTTTTTTTGCCGTCTATCACTTTGACCTTTTGGCCCTTCTTTTGATACCAACGGCGTTTATTGTAAACATCAATAGCTTTGTTGGCCTCTGCTATTTCGCAAGCAATGTGATAGGCTTGCATTTTAGCTTTGACAGTTTTTATCATTTCGGCTACTTGTTCGGTCATCTTTTCAGTTACCGGATGTTCGCCTTTTTTAGCTCCTGCAATGCCTCCAAGGTAATCTTCTACCTCGAAAAATTGTTGAAGGTCAGCATCAAAATATTCAGTTACGCGATATTCGCCTGTGCGGTCTTCACGAGTGTATGTAATGCCTGTGCTGTAAATCATTTGTATGGTATTTTTTGACGTGGTGATATGTTGTTTTGATATAACAAAGATAGGGTATTGTTTTAAAAATTCAAATTATTTTAAAAATATTTTCAAAATAATAACAAAAGCCTACCGATTAGGTAGGCTGTGGTTCATTTTTAGCGCTTTTTGAAAAGCCTTTGAATCAACAAAACAAATATGTGTATCAACATCACAGGCCAAAGGATAATCGAAGACCTAGCAGTACGTTTCAGGTGCCAATATTTCGGCTTACGAAGCTCGGCATTGACTAGCAACTTGATAACCTCCATGCCTTTGAATGAAGATTCCTTTTGAATGTTATTGCATAGGCTCAGATAGACAATATTCCAAAAAATTTTATAGGTTGTATAGCCAATCACTAGATAAGCTAGTACGGCAAGGATAACAATGTTCATAAGCTCTATTTTTTAGGTTTCAATTTTGTTTTCACGGTCTTTGTAGTTGCCTTTTTAATGCCCTGGGCAACCTTGCGCTTTGCTGCTTTCTTTTCTTTATAGGTTTTCACATTGAGCATCTGCATATCTGACCACACCTTTAGCCTTTCGTAAGTCTGATTCCAAACCAATGTAGCGGCATCCCTTTCATGTTCATTAGTAATGCCCTTATAGCCTGTCAACTTCTCGAATTGTTCCTTTGTGGTCTTTGTAGGCATTCGATAGTAGGTAATGTCATTGGTAGAAAGACCGCCTTTTGTCTTCATTACATCAGCTCGTTCCCTCCAAGATGGAGCAACCTGTATCAGCTTGACCCCTAGCATTTGCAGGCCATGCAATACGTCCCTAGCTACCATCTTTTGCATTCCGATGTTTTGTGCCTGCATCATATTGGATGCGAATGTAGAGGCTAAGACCTGCCAATTAGGAAAGTTGCTTTTGAATTGTGCTTTGAGCATGGCCTGAAACTTTTCCCAAGCTCCGAAAACGGTAGAATCCAAGTCCGCATTTTCAAGCACTACAGCGATATTTACCCACTCTTTTCCATTGTCCGACTTGGTGCAATATTCGTTCAAAAAGTCGGATATTTCCCCTACAAGGCTTTTATATCCCATGCTGCGAATGGCGATAAATTGTTTTGTTTTGCAATCGTAGATAACAAAACCATTGTTACCTGTCTGAATGGACACATCAAGCCCAATCAAATATCTAATGTCTGTCATTGGTCAAACTGTTTTATAAGGTTGCTGAATAGCTGAATCGGTAGCCCTTGCAAGTTGGCATTCTGCCTGTGCAAGCATATTGAATAGCCCTAGTGGAACAATTCAAGTGCTTTGCTGCAAAAGATGCCCGTTGGAAGCTTTGCAGGAAATTACCCTGCATATCGAACATAAAAACTACCTTGGGGCTACCATACTTGTTCTTAAATTCGCTGTATAATCGGGTATATTAAATAATATAGAAAAGTAATGAAATCCAATAAAAAACTTTGCTAAAAGTTAGTAAAAAAGCTGAAAAAATGGTATTTTTAAGTAAACGAAAAGTATAAAAATGCAATTAGTCGAACAGCACCATATCAAAAAATCAG